ATAAAAACATATACTTTAACATTAATATTACATGGTAATTCTAATATAGAATTTCTTAAAATAGATACTACATTAAAACCTAATTCAAAGAAAGAATTAAAAGAATTAGGTATTAATTTTATGTCTCAGTTATTGAATAAATTAATATTACATTATAATGAATTAATATATTGTACTTATGGAGAGCAAGATACCAGTGAATAAATATCAAACTCCTATTACTGAAGAATTATTACAAAGCTTACCTTTAGAAGTACAAGATCAACTATTTGATTATATTAATAATGTTCCCTTTATTCAAAATCTGATATCTCCAAATAGAGAATATGCTAAAGATAGACCTAGAGATGATAAAGGTAGAATAATAGTTGATTTATCTAATCCACATATTCTAGAGAATATGGATTATTTTAGACCATCTGCTATTCATTTTCAAAAATATGGCTGTTATACTTTTTTGAGACCTAATCCTAATCCTAATAGTGAATTTGGAAAATGGTTTGCAGAAGAAGTAAGAAGATGTTGGGATGGCTATGTAAGACCTTCAGATGGAGAATGGGTAACAGGATATATGTACTATTATATGAATTATAGTCCTATTATGCTATCTAAGATTGAAGAAGGTACTAATATAGCTAACCGTGTTGAAGATTTTCCTGAGACTTGGGAGGGCATATATTGTAGATTTCATTATTTAGAGCAAGCAAGACGAGGAGGATTATTTAATAATTTTAAAGGAGGACAGCATTGTATAGAGTTAGCTAGACGTGGATGTTCTAAGAGCTTCTCGTTGGCTTCTATAATGGCGCATAATTTTGTATTAGGAGAAAACAGTCAAGCAAATAAAAGAACTATGACTGTATTAACTGCTTATCAGAAAGAGTATCTAGCAGGTAAAGATGGTACTCTAAATAAATTTACTCCTATGATTGACTTTGTTTCACAGCATACTCAATTTCCAAGAAAGAGATTAAAGAATTCTAATCAAGAAATGACTTGGCAAATGGGATATAAAGATGTTGAAACTGGTGTAGATAAAGGTACTTTAAATACAGTAATTGGAGTATCTTCTAAAGATGATGAATCTAAGCTTCGTGGTAAACGTGGTTATATTTTAGTAGAAGAGATGGGTTCTTTTCCTAAACTTCTTGACATATATAACATTACCAGATATGGTGTTGAGGAAGGTGATTATACTTTTGGTCTTATTTATCTAGTAGGTACTTCTGGTGACTCTGAGAGTGATTTTGGTAGTGCTAAAGAGATGATGTATAGCCCTAGTGGTTATAACATATATGCATTACCTAATGTGTTTGATAAAGTTAATCAAGGTAGACCTAACTTTGGATTCTTCTTTCCTGCCTATATGAATAGAAAAGGATGTTATGATAAAGATGGTAATTCTGATGTAATTAAAGCTTTAATACAAATATTACAGAATAGATACCATACTAAATATAATTCAGAGGATCCTAATACTATTACTAAGGTTATTGCTGAAATGCCTATTACTCCAGCAGAGGCTATTATTAAAGTAACAAGAACCTTATTTCCTGTTACAGATTTGTCAGAAAGATTATTACAAATAGAAAATAATCCTACTGAATATGATGATGTTTATGTTGGAGAATTAGTTATTAATAATGGAAAAGTTGATTTTAAACCTACTACTGCTTCCCCTATAAGAAGCTTTCCTCATAAAGATAATAAAATATCAGGAGCTATTGAAATATTTAAAATGCCTGAAAAAGATCCTCAAGGTAAAGTATTCCCAGAGAGATATATTCTTGGTTGTGACCCTTATGATGATGACTCATCAGAAACAATGTCTTTAGGTTCTATATTTGTATTAGATTTGTGGACAGATAGAATTGTAGCTGAATATACAGGCAGACCCATGTTTGCAGAAGATTTCTTTGAGACATGTAGAAGACTGTGTTTATTTTATAATGGAAAGTTAAATTATGAAAATAACAAGAAGGGTCTTTATGCTCACTTTAAGAAAATGAATTCATTATTCTTATTGACTGATGTTTTAGAGTTTCTTAAAGATAAAGATATGATTAAAGCTGATAGTTTGGTAGGTAATAAACTTAAAGGTACTGGAGCTACTGCACCTATTAATGGTTATGCAATATCATTACAAAGAGATTGGCTATTAAAGACTACTACTGATATACAAATTATAGATGGGGAATCTGTAGAAGTAGAAGTACCTAATCTATATAAACTTAGAAATAAAGCATTAATACAAGAGTATATAGCATATAATCAAGAAGGTAACTTTGACCGTATATCTGCTATGGGAATGCTTATGCTTCTTAGAGAAGACAGGATGGTACTTTATGGTGGTGAGGTTAAGAAGACTAAAGATATAAGTCAAGACAAAGATTATTTAGGTAATGATGACTTTTTTAGTAAAAACTTTTCACACAACAACTAATTTAATTATATATTTGTAATAAATAATATTTTATATTATTTTTGCGACATTGAATAATATATAATAATATGGTAACAGTTAATACTTTTCCCTCTCAAAGATTATCTTATTCAGCTAAAAATAAAGCATGGAGAAAGAAATGTGTTGATTGGGCAGATAATAGAAGTTTTAATAACTATAGTCCTGTTAGAAATTCTATTATTCATAAGAAAATTAACTACGATTTAGTTAATGGCAAGTTGCATATGTCAGATTTACAGTTAATTGTAAATCCAGATAATATTCAAGCGTCTTTTATTCCAGAAAAAATACAGCATTATCCTATAATTAATACAAAGTTAGATCTTCTTAGAGGTGAAGAATACTCAAGAATATTTGATTATAGAGTAGTAATAACTAATCCTAATTCAATTTCAGAAATTGAAAACAATAAGAGAGATGCTGTAGCAATGGACTTACAAGCCCTTATAGCTAATCCTGAACTGTCTGAAGAAGAATATCAACAAGCTTTAAATAAACTAAATGATTTTTATTCTTATGAATGGCAGGACTTAAGAGAAATAAGAGCTAATGAGTTAGTCAAGCACTATAGTAAGGAACAGAATTTCAAAATGAAATTCAATGAAGGATTTATGGATGCTATGACTGTTGCAGAAGAATTATATCAATGTGATATAGTTGGTGGAGAACCTCTTCTTAAAAAACTCAATCCTCTAAATGTATCAGTGTTTAAGTCAGGATTTTCAAACAGAGTTGAAGATGCAGATTTAATTATTATAGAAGATTACTGGAGTATTGGTCAAGTAATTGATGCTTACTATGATGTTCTTACTACTGCTGATATAAAGAAGTTAGATAAAGAAGTAGATCAAAGTAAAGCTCCTGCAGATAGTATGGACAATATTGATGAAAGATATGGATTTGTTCATAGATCTATTGTTGGAGATGGCGTATTTGAAGGTGATTTAGATAGTGCAGAATCTTCTTTCTTATTTGGAGAAAATATTACTAATTCTTTACCTTATGATGCTTTAGGTAATGTTAGAGTCCTAAGAGTATATTGGAAATCTTTTAGAAAAGTTAAGAAAGTTAAATCTTTTAATCCTGAAACTGGAGATGAAGAATATAATATTTATTCAGAAGACTATGTTATTAATAAAGATTTAGGAGAAGAAGAGGAAATTCTTTATATTAATCAGGCTTGGGAAGGAACTAAAATAGGTGAAGATATATATGTTAATATTAGACCTAGAGTAGTACAATATAATTCTTTATCTAATCCTTCAAGATGTCACTTTGGTATAGTAGGTTCTATATACAACATTAATGAAAGCAAGCCTTTCTCTTTTGTAGATAGAATGAAGCAATATAACTATGCTTATGACGTTATTCACGATAGACTAAATAAACTAATAGCTAGAAACTGGGGTAAGATTATTAGTCTTGATTTAGCTAAGATACCTGCAGGATGGAAGATTGATAAATGGTTATACTTTGCAAAAACTAATGGTATTGCAGTAGTTGATAGTTTTAAAGAAGGTAATGTTGGTGCTGCAACTGGAAAATTAGCAGGAGGTCTTAATAATAATAGTAGTGGTGTTATAGATGCTGAATTAGGTAATTCTATACAAGCACTTATCTCTATGTTAGAGTTTATTAAGATGGAAATGGCTGATGTTACAGGTATTACTAAACAAAGAGAAGGACAGATTAGTAATAGAGAAACAGTAGGAGGAGTTGAAAGAGCTACTTTACAATCTTCTCATATTACTGAATGGCTATTTGCTCAACATGAAGATGTTAAGAAAAGAGTTATAGAGTGCTTCTTAGAGACTGCTAAAATAGCTTTACAAGGAGGAAGTAAGAAGTTTCAGTATATACTATCAGATAATTCTATGAGAATCATGGATATTGATGGTGATACTTTTGCAGAATCAGACTATGGCTTAGTAGTAGATACCAGTAAAGGTTCTCAAGAATTATCTCAGAAACTTGAATCTTTAGCTCAAGCAGCTCTTCAAAATCAATCTATAAGATTCTCTACAATGATGAAGCTATTTAACTCAAGTTCTTTAGCAGAAAAGCAAAGATTAGTAGAGAAGGATGAGAGAGAAATGCAAGAGTTAGCTCAGCAAAATCAACAGCAGCAATTGCAAGCTCAACAGCAACAAGCTGAAATGGCAATGCAGCAAAAGCAGGCTGAAATGGAATTAGAAGATTCATTAAATCAAAGAGATAATGAAACTAAGATTCTTATAGCTACAATGCAACAAGCTAATAATGCTGACGATGGTATTATTGAACCTGAATATTCTGAAGAAGCTAGAGATAAATTATATGAACAAATTAGAGAGTTTGATGCTAAAATTAACTTAGATAGAGAAAAGCTTGCTTTTGAAAAGAAAAAGCATGCAGAAGATCTTAAACTTAAAGATGAGATAAGCAAAAGACAAGCTAAGAGAGCATCATCTAATAATAAGAAATAAATTATTACACTATGGATTTAAAAAATATGATTAAAGATTATGTTAAAGGCTTTCCTGAAGGAATGAAGAAAACTTGGGAAGCTTTTAAGTATTTCTTTGTTAATGATTGGAAATTTGCTTTACCTATTTGTTTAATAGTTGGTATAGGAATATGGTTGACTATTAGAGAAATCAATTATGATAAATGGTATGGTGAAGATAATACAGTACAAGAAATTGTATCTGACACTACAAATATTGTTAAAGTAGATTCTTTATTGGTAGAATAAAATGGTAACAAGAGAAGATATGATTAAGATAGTAGAATATTTAAAATACTATCTTAAAAAAGAATCTCAATTTGATACTAAAACAATAATTACAGATGATGATTTTATCTCTTTTATTGATAAAACAGGTGATAATGTTTTTAATAATTGTAAGATAAAAATATCAGATCTTAAAAAACATCTAGGAAATGGTGGAAATAGTGGTGGAGATTCCTCTGCCACTATATCCATATATATAGATGAAGAAACTAATCATTGGATTATTAATGGTGAAGACACTGGAATAGAAGCTACTGGACCACAAGGTCCACAAGGTCCTGCAGGAAAAGATGGTAAAAATGGTGTTGATGGTTATGACGGACAACCTGGAGCTAATGGTGATGTATATATAAAGAAATTCACTAAAACTTCAAGTATTAATGTTAAGCCTACATTCGTAGCTAATAAAGTTGATCCAGGTAGTGTTTGGAGTGCTTGGTTACCTGAATATAATACTGGAGAAGCTGTATGGGAAATAGTAGCTAGAATAAGTGCCAATAACACACTAGTTGAGAATTGGTCAGGACCTATTTTAATGACTGGTATTCAAGGACCTTCTGGTGGTGAGGCTGCAACCCCCAATTGGAAATTAACACTATATACTTTATCAGATGATATTCCTTCTGCTCCTATTAATACTAATCCTAATTATTATACTGTAAGTACTACTTGGAAACCTTATCCTACATCATCTACAGGTAATTGGTGGCAATGTATTTGTTCAGTAGATGGTCCTACTAACTTGATTACTAATTTTAGTAGCGTAGTACCTTTAAATGGACAAAAGGGAGATCAGGGAATACAAGGAGAACAAGGATTACCTGGAGAAGACGGAATTAATGGTCAAACTTCATATTTTCATGTTAAATTTGCTGATGATGCAAATGGTACTAATATGAATGATATTGGAGGAGATTATATAGGTACTTATGTAGACTTTATTGCAGATGATAGTAATGATCCTAATGATTACACTTGGGTACTAACAAAAGGAGCACAAGGAGAAAAAGGAGATCAAGGTATTCCTGGAAAAGATGGTGATGGTAGAACATCTTATTTACATATAGCATATGCTAATAGTGCTGATGGTACTGTAGATTTTAGTATATCAGATAGTACTAATAAATCATACATAGGACAGTATGTAGATTTCACTAAAGAAGATAGTACTAATCCTTCTGATTATAAGTGGAGTAAAATTAAAGGAGAAGATGGTACTAATGGTAAAGATGGTGAAAACGGCAAGGATGGTGTTGATGGAGAAGATGGTAAAGATGGACAAGATGGTAAGTATACTGAGTTTAGATTTACTAGTACAAATTCAAGTTTAACTCCCCCTCAATACTCTGCCTCTACAAGAAATCCTAGTATTAGTGGTGTTAGAATTTGGAGTACTGTAGTTCCTGAGCAAGCAGATGGATATTATATATGGATGATTCAAGCTATTATAAATGCTGATGAAACATTATATCAAAATTGGTCAGTTCCTGTTTGTGTGACTATTCCTGGACCTCAAGGAGAAACTGGTCCTACTGGACCTGAGGGGCCTGGAGGAATTAATGGTATAGATGGTATAAATGGAGTATCTATGGAATTTAGATATATGATAGGTACTGCAGATTCACCTAGATATGCTTGGAGTTCTTCAATGTCTTATGTTAGACAACCATCTAATTGGAGTTTAACAGTGCCTACAACAACAGAAAACTATCCTTATATATGGTTTATTCAAGCTAGAATAAATGATTATTCTTCTTCAAATATAGGTACTTTAGAAGGATCTTGGTCTACTCCTAAAAGATTATCAGGAATAAATGGTATAGATGGTAAAGATGGTTCTGTGGGTAGAGCTGGTCAAATAGTATATCCCGCTGGAATATATAGTGTTGATACTACATACACATTAGATGATTATAAAGCTCCTTATGTGCTAGATCCTCAAGATGGTAATTATTATGTTTTAAATGTATCAAGTTGGTTAGGTTCTAATCAAAATGAAAATAATAATACTCCTGCTAAGAATGTTGCTTTAGGAGGAGATGAGTGGGTTAAACTTGAAGCTTTCGAAGCTATATATGCTAAAGTAGGTATTATTGCTAATGGTTTAATTGGTTCTGCAGTATTTAATAGTGACTATATGTTTAGTCAGCAAGGTATAAAATATACTAAAGATTCTAATGATAATATTGAATATAGCACATCCTCTAATTATGAAGATTTTGTACCTGAGACTATAGCAAAAGTTCTAAATGGAGAACAGCCTTTAGATACATTTATTCCTAATATAATGTTTAACCTTAAAGAAGGTAATGCTTGGTTTGGTGCTGGAGATTGTACTATAGATTCTGAAGGTAATGTATTAGTTAATAAGTTAGCTACTGAAAGTGTAGATATATTACTTCCTGCTAAAGATAATGCTACATCAGCAGATGTTCAGGCTAAGGCTACATTATATGGATATGATTACTATGACTATAATTGGAATACTTGGACTAAAGAAAATAACATTGTAACTGAATGTATTAAGTATATAGGATATCTAAATACTACTATTAAAAATTACTCTGTAGATATTCCTATAGATTCTTATGGTGAAGAAGGATCTAAGAGAGTAGTAATACTTAGAATTTATGATTCAAAACTAATACCTGGAAAATGGTATGAGGGAAGTATTACTTATATACCTTACTATAAACATAGAGATAGTAAAGATTATATTACTGTTAGATT